CTCATAGTATTAACCGTTTAATAATTGTTTTATACCGTTAGCAGTTTCAACTCTAACTTTTCTGTTGGCGGTTGTTTGGTGTCCAGCTCTTTCAATAAGACCGTCTCTTTCTCTTACAGTATAACAATCTCCTGTATCTAAGTCACAAACTTGTTTAGTTCCGTCACCGTTATCTTCTTGGGAGAATCTGGTAGATTTACCAAGATAGTTATCTAATGCTGTTTTAATATCCATAATAATGTTTCTATATAAATATACGATTAGTTTATAAAGTGAATGGTGGACCAGTCACTGTTTGAGTTAATACTTGTCCTCCACTTGGGTAACTATTTCCATAAGGACGGTATTTAACAACTAATCTAAATTCACCTTTACCTTTTATATCATACACATAAGTGTAATTAGTACTTGCACCACCTCTACCATCAACCGCAGCTCTTTCACCTGTTGAATCTATAAAGTATCTATCAGAATAATCTTGGTCTTTAAACCCTGGTGCATTAAATCTAAATGTAATGTACCCACTATTATCGGGTTTTGTAATGTTAATATATTCAGGTCCATTTCCCGTTATGTTTGTGTTTGTACCTTCAGATGTTATTGAAAGTGCAACCTCAGGGAATGTTGGTGTTGTTGAAGGTGTTGGTATAAAAGTGAAATTAAATGTTTGTGGTACGTTTTGAGGATTTTTAACTTTATCTGTAGGAACTGCAGTAACAGTAAATTTAATTTTAACCGTTTGGGTAGAAGTAACAGGTGTTGTTTTAAACTCATCAATTGGGTTAGTTATTAACATACTTTGAACATTCGCATATGTTATAGTAAACGTATTACTTGACACGTAACTTGATGTTTTTGTTTTTACACTTCTGTTTAATGTTTCAGTTTTAACATTATTAACAACATTATTATCATAAACAGATATTTCCATTGCAACTTCTTGTTGTAATGTCCAAGTATTAGTTGCCGCCGCCTGAGGATTAACTCCAACAGTTAAGCTTGTTGTTGAGCCGTTTGGTAAAGATTGTGTTGTACCATCTAAGGTAACTGGACCTGTTTGTTGTGGTTGACTATTTGTATTATTTAGATTGCTCGGTGTTGGCGTTACTTGAGCTGGATTATAAGTGAAATTACCTAAACTTGTACCATCACCATGAACACCTCTTAAGATTATTGGATTACTTTGTGCAACAACAGTATTACTACGTGGAACAACAACTGCAATTCTAGTTTTACTGAAAATTGTAATACCCGTAGTTGTTAATACATTATTAATAGTTGCACCTGTAACCTCATCTAAGTTATTTCCAACAATAGTTAAAATAGTACCACTCACACCTGTTAATGGTGAGATAGATGTTATAGTTGGTGGAGGACATGATGGTACAACATTTGTAGTTGTATTTAAATTATTTGGTTGTGTTGTAACACCAGCATATGTATCTGCAATTTTTTTCTTTTGTTTTGCGTCATCAGCCCTTGCTTGTTCCGTTGATTCAACATTTAATCCCGCAGGTCCTGCAGATTTAAACGCCGCCCTAAAAGTCGCGTCTAATTTTTTAAACTCACTTAAATGGCTATCATAATATGATTCCGTAACATTTGATACAGGCCAATAACATACATAATATTTAGTAATACCAATTGAGTTTGACCCAAAGACTCTATCAACATTTTTACGTAATTTAGAAATCATAAAATCAAAAAATCTGTCAATATTATCAAAATTAGCAACTGGTTGTGGTGTCTTATCCGTTAAACCTGGTATGTTAACACATGAATATTTTTTAGAACTAAAGAATCCACTATTGGTATTATAGTTATTTGTTAATGGTACGTTTGCAAAATTGTTATTATACCCAACAAAAGTATTTTGGTTAAATGTGTTAGCGTAACATATCGCATAAATAAGAACCTGTAAATTAGGATTATTTGGAATTTTATTTTTAAGTGTGGTAACAAATACATCTTGGGTTATTTTAGTCGCCGTTGCAGGTTGACCATCACCCCAAAATTGATACTCACTTGCTAATTTATTACGACATGAATTTTGTGCAGCAGCAGTACTGTCACCAGCCTGAGTAATAAATTTAGATTTATCAATATTTGTTATCGCCTTTCCTGCTACACCATCTTTTGAATTCTTAACAAGACCCTCAATTTTAGTTAATAAATTTTGATTAATACTTTGTAAGTAATTATCAACCGTAGGTAAATCATATATACCTTGTCTAGTACCGTTAAATGTTGTCACAAAATTACCAGGGGTAATATTATGGTTAACTTCTGTTATAAAATATGGACCGTTAAACATTGGGACATGTCTAAGATTAAAATACATTGTTGGTTGCAATAACGCGTTACCCAAAGACTGAACTTGGCATTGATAACTTCTTTGTTTGTATAAATTATATAAACTAACGTTTTGAGTTGCGACATTTCTACCCGAAGCTTGGTCAACCATGTTTAATTGTGTTTGAATTGTTTCAGAAGTTGCTTTACCTCCATCCATTGCAACGTTAAATGAAAAAAAGATATTTTGATTTCTAACTCCAATATCCACATTGAATCCAACACATTTATTTGAAGTTGAGTAGTCTTTTTTACCAACAAGATTTTCAATTAAAGGATTGTCAGAAGCTCTTCTTAAGTCAAAAGAATCATCCCTAAATCTTGAATTACCTTTTGGTAAATCTAAATGTGTTGATGGTTGACCAGCATAAAAACAAACCATTTTAGGTCCCGATTTTCTATAATCAACATCCAAAAATGTCCCCCACATATTATCAGCAAATTCTAACTTACCTTCAGGTTGTGGTATTGTTGTACCATCTACGTCTTGTATGTTATAAAAGTTAACATACGCTGGTAATGGCATAACGTTAAATTTATTCTTAATTAACATTCCACTTATGAATACAAAAACACTCATTTCCATGTTTAGTGAATTCATACTTAAGGTATCTTTTAAATCAAAAATATCTACAACAATTGTATCTCCAATGTTTCTTGATGCTCTATCTAAAAACATGAAATCTTCAAATAATGTTTTTGTTGTATAGTCTGAACCAGCAACCCATTTATCATTTAACGCTTTAAAGACTTCATAGTTTTCAACTTTACTTTGTTCTCCACTAATAACACTTTGAATCACCCTTTCAGGTAACTCTTGTTGGTCAGGTAGTTTAGCTCTAATTTGGGTTAATATTTGATTTAAAATATTGTTTTGAAATTCAGATGTCAATCCTAAGTAAGTTTGCAACCTACTTTTAAATTCAGATTGAGATAAATTTGGTGTGTACAGTTTTTGTGTTGCATACATTTTAATTATAGGTGCCAATAACACAACATTGTTTGTAGTAAATTCAATATTATTATCAATGAAAAAATCTGTAATATACGAACCGTTATTATCATATATTAAATTTTCAATCGTTGAAAAACCCACTTCTGTTTCTAACGCCAACCAAGCTTGAGGATATCTTGACTTGGATAACGCCAAAGTAATTGTATTAGTTTTTGAAGGTAAACTATCTTTAATATACGGATTAAAATTAATTGGGTCTAATATTGGAAAATTTCCACCACCTTGAGCCATATACGATGCCATAACCCTTCTATTATATTCCGCAGGGTTACCATATTTTAAAATAACATCATACTCTAAAAACGATTTTATCGTACTTGAGAATAATGTTAATTGTTTTTCACCAATAGTTTTAAAATATTCTCCAGTTGTTGTGGATTCATTTTTACCAGTGATTTCCATCATACTTCTAAACAAGTATTGGAAATTTTTAAATAACGCATTTGGGTCAACATTTGAAGCCCCTATTGGTACTGCAACTTGTGGTCCTAAATCAATATTAGTCACTGGTTTACAAAAGTTTAAAAATTCTTGTTCAAATTTATCTAAAACTTTTTTATCAAAAACTGAAAATATTTCTTCAATTTTAGAATAGTCTCCATCCATTAATAATTTAAATGCAGATTGTTTTTTAACACCTGTTTCTATTTTGTTAACATAAGAATCTGGTTGTGGTTTTGATATTTGTGTATTATCAAAATAACCATAATTTGGTGAAGACCAAAGTAGTCTTACAGAACCGTTATATATTGATTGGTTATTAAGGAATGGTCGAATAGGTGACCCTGCAACCAAAACCTCAGTATTTACTTGGTTAAATTGGGTACCAAATGATGGTACCACGTAATATGTTGCTGCGGTTGTATTGTCATTTGGATTACAAGCATTTCCCAAATTTGTTGGGTCAAAAGTATTATTAGGTAAAATTACAGACCAAGTTTGTATGCTCGAATATTGTATGGGTGTTATTAATGGAAAGGCAATCGTCTGAGCATTGATATTTGAATCCGCAAAGTTATAAACTTTAACACCCTCATCAATACTCCTCTGCATTTCGGTATCAGTATAACCACTATACAAATCATATCCATTATAAAAAACGTTAAAATCGTTAATTACTTTTGGGTAGAAACCTGTTTGAATTTTGGTGATATTATTATTAACATCTTGTAATTTAATGTTATTAACACCATCAAATTTAAATGTATATGTTTTTGTGTCAGAACTTGTAATTGGGTCAAAATTAACTTTATAATTAAAGTTTGTCCAAGCAGAATCTAATATATCAACATTACTTGTTTTATAAGTTTTATATCTATACCATATAGAACCCATTTTTAAAACCCAAGCGTATGGCATTTTGTGAATTGCCCCAAATTTTTTGAAACAAGATGCAATATAATCTAAGTCACTTGACTCTCCGTCTGTTTTATACTTTTCTTTTAAAGACGCTAAAGGTAATGAGTTAATGAAAAGATATGCTGCTTGTGTGTAAGGATATGGGTCTTTTCTTCTCCAATTAGAAACACCGTTTTGAATTGCATTAATAAAGTACGGTGTATTCAACATTGAAGTTGTTGTTTCAACTGAAATATTTTTACTTGGTGATATATAATTTACATAACCTTCAGTTGGTACAAAAAATGTTGGGTCTTTCCTTATATCATAAAATCCAGCGATACCAATTGATGTTATTTGATTTGATGGGTTAGAAACTTTTAAATATGAAAAATTAGTAACTGGTCTATTTTTAGTATAATTGTTAATATCGTTAAAGTTTGAGATAACGTCTCTATCATCAAATACCGTTAAAACTTTATTTGTATTATAAACTGAATTTTTAACATTAGTAACACTATTCGCCATTTGTCTTGAAACCCATGTTGGGTCCGTAAATGGGTATGTATCAACAATTAATGGGTCATTTGATACGTTCTTAACTAACTGTAATAATCCATCCAATTTTGGGCTTGCTTGAGGTTCTTTACCTAAATCAGTTAAACTTAATATATTAAAAGAATTTTCAGTTAAATTTTTAATGTACGGTGTAACATAAAAATCACGTAAGTAATCTTGATACGCTCTACCTGTACCTTGGTTTGAAATGTTTGATAAAAACGAAGGATAGTTTTGAGCGGTAATATTATAATTTTTAAGTTTTAAACTTAAAAATGGAGAACTAACTCCCAATCCAGTTACAATGTTGCTTGTTTCCGCACTTACAATTAATTTTGTTAATTGGTCTATTTGATTATTATTAGCTCTAATAAACCCAGAATAATTTGAAGTTAAAAATTGTCTTTCCCATATTTCATAAAAAAACTTAATCTCTTCTTTATTAACATAAGCAATACCTTCTGACGGATATTCAATAGCATTTACGTTAATTATGTTTGTAGTTTTTTGGTTATCTATTGATGGTTGTGTTACAGGTACATTAAATTTTTGGGTTAACCCTTTCATATACTCCTCAACAAATTCAACCTCAGGCCATTTCTCATAAAGATACCCTTTTGTTAAATTAACAACAGATGGGTCTCCAATATATTTTAATTGAAACCTACCTTTTTTATCTTCAGGTGTCTCAACAAAAAATTGAGGCCAAGGGTAAACAGGTATCTGACCGTTAACTAAACCTTGATTTTGACTTTTAGCTTGTTCTGAAATTGGAACTTTATCAATAGTATCTGTACCAGGTGCAGATGATGTATTGTCTAAAATTGCTAGTTGTCTTACTGGGTCATATTTTACATTCCACGCCTTAGTATGAACCTCATCAAGTAAACGAATAAAACCTTCCGCGGATGCCATAATTACTGCACAAATATTTCTAACCGTTGGGTTAAATCCTATTTTTTCTTGTATTTTTTTTGCCAATTCGCTTGTTAACGCAGTTTCTTCTTCAGCTAATTTTTGATTTGCTTGTGATTCCATGTTAGATAGTAAATTTTGGAAATCACTAAAAACAAAACACGGAGGTATTACAAGATTACCAAATAAATTTTGAAATCTTTTATCTGAGGTATCTTTTTCTAATGTTGGTTTAATTTGTTTTTCAATTAAAGTTTCTATCGCCTTTGTGTCTGCAGTTGTTGGTAATAATATTCCTGTTTGAGCAGTTGTTGTTTTTTCTAAATCAATATCAGTTAAAGTAATTTGTTTAATAAAGGTTTCATACTTTATACTATTTTTGATTGGTGTTTTTCCGTTTACACCTAATGTTTTATTTTCAGCCAATAAAGCATTAAAACTTTGAGTATATGCACTTAAGTGACTAGTACCTTCCCCCTTTTTTAATAAATTATCAATAAATTCTTGTTTAAAAATATAAACTTCTTGATTGGTACCTTTTAGAATGATTGGTTTTGGGTTCATGTAAACATTAAACCAAGATGATTTACCACCATAAATTTCATTGAAGTAGTTACCTAAAGTTTCTTTATAAGTTCTGATGTTTGTTAATGGTTCTACATCAGCCTTAGTGTATCTTTCAGCAATTGATTGTTCAAAAGATTGTAAATTATTCATTAACTGAGCCATTGTCCATTCAGGAAAGTCAGGACTGATTAATCCTTTTGCTTTGTACTCACTATAAACTTCAGTAATTTTTTGGTACCCTCTTTCACTTATAACCTCACTTGTAATATTATCACTTGAAATTGTAGACGCTTTTGATGAAGCTTGGTCAACCATGTTCAATTGAGTTTGAATAGATGCATTTCCAGCTCCTTCAGGTGATGTAGGTGATTTTGAAACATTAAACGTTTTACTATACATGTGTGGAGTTGCAAATAAACTTCCCATTGAAATTTCATTCAAAATGTTAAATTTATATCCAACAAACTCTAAATCAATTTGGTAGTTTCCACTAAACGTATTAAATCTGGCATTAAATTTTGTAAGATTCAATTGATATCTTATTGCTTGTCCATAATAACCTTTGAGAGTTAAATAAAAAGGACAATAAGGTAAATTAAAAAATGCTGCATAGGGTGAATTATCCCCAAGTTGGAATAACGCTCTTCCTTGAACGTCCTCCAATTGCATTGTAACACTCGGAATAAAAGATGAATTTGTCTTAACTGAAATATTTGTAATGCCAAGTAATCCATTGTCTGTTGATTTTCCACCTGGGTCGGCAACAGTCATTTTTGTATATGGTTGGGTTCCGTCTTTTGGGTCAATAATCTGTTTCTGCATTTGATTATCCCCCAAACCGTTTCTACTATTCTTTCCTGTTAACTCATCATAATACCCTGTTGTTAAATTACTTTTTTCTGTTGGTCTTAAAAAGTTCATTTTAGCAATGGACAAAACTCTAACCTTATCATCAGGACTACCCCCAACAGATAACTTTGTTCTTGGCACAACTTCGGCTTCAAGATTAGCATACATAACCAAATTCTCATGGTCAACCAATCTTTCTCTAATATTTCCAAGTGCATCAATAGTTTTATTAGGGTCAACAACAATAATATTATTGTAATCAAACTCCACTAAAATATTGCCACTATTATCTCCCTGTAAATTACCTGCCATAATAATAAAAATAATCCGCTAATGCTGCTTTATAATCTTGTAATGAAGGTAGTAGCGGAAACGGAATAATCAATACCGCACCGTCATATATGTAATTCTCCAACCCACCAAACTCAGGGTTTGCTTGAAGAATTAACCAACCAAAATATGGTGAATCATAAAATTCTTGAGATACAACATCTAATCTACTTCTACCAACTTTATATACGTAAGTCTTGTCCGTTGTCTTTTGAGCTATATTAACAAAAGGTACAACAGTTTGTTCACCGTTGATTAGAAATTCATTATACCTGTTCCAATATTGATATGCCATTAGTTAAGTTTTGCTTTAGATATAAATACGTTTGCAGGATTTTCATCATTCCACGTTTTATTATTTGTGTTTTGGTTTTCAATCCAACCTAAACCTTTTATTAATTTTTGTTGTGCGTCGGTATTTGCATCAACAGTAGTGTAAGTAAACGTTCTTTTCTTTTTAAGATTAAATGGTGTATATTTTAAGAAATCTTTTAATCTATTTTTTTCCATATCCTCAATAAACGCTTTAGTAATATCATTTTCCTCAACAAATACAGGTTTAGCTGTCTTATCCCAATAAGCATCAAACGCTGTACTAATATCACCTGAACTTTTACTTGTTAATGCAGTATTAGTAAGTATATTACCAATTAATGCATTTTTAAAGGATTCATATTTTTTACTATCAGTAACATCATTAGAAACAATCATATAAACTCTTCTAAAGATATAACCATTAGTATTACTATCAAATAATGAATTAGTACTAAATGGTGTGAATACTTGTTCTGTTGGGAACTTATAATTTGGTTCAAAAACTAATTTACCTGTATACGATTTACCGTTGTATGTAAAAGTATTTGCACTCCATACAACAGTATTAAATTCAGTGATACCACTTTTTATCTTTTTAATATCATTAATAAGTTCATTCATAGTGTTTGTAACACCTTGTGAACTTGGGTCTACCTCTGTTGTTCCTGATATAATATAAGAAACTACTTTTCCATCTTTTATTTGGTACCCATCAGTACCTGTGTTTGAATATGCTGGTACATTATATGATATTGTATTTACCCTTCCAATATAACCTATATAACTTTGTTGAACAGAAACCATACCATTTGTTATGTTAGTAACAGCACTTTGGAATGAACTTCTTTTATTTTTAACAAAATTTGAATAGTTTTCTTGAACTTGATTAATAAGACGGTTTGAAAATTGATTAGATTTATTAAGAGTACTAATAAAATCTTCGTTACCATTCTTAATATCTTTTTCTAACTGAGCAAAAATATCGTCAGTTCTTTTTTCTAAATTATAAGGTTTACCAAATAAAATTGTTTCACTGTCTTTAGTTAATGTAAACTTACCATTCTGATAAGTTCTTTCCATCATCCATTGTTGACGGACAGCATTATTATATTGGTTTACAGTTTCCTTGTTTTTATTAACAACATTGGTAAAATATGTTTGAGTTTCTCCAACCACTTTATCCATAAATGTACTATAGTTAATAGTCCCTGTTTGACCACTACCAGTAACAACATTACTAGTAACAGTTCCAATTGCTTTGTCATTAGTTTGACCGTTATTTGGGGTTGTTTGATTGATGGTTGGCGGTCCAACATTACTTGCCGCTGATTTTAAGAATTGAGCATCAATAACTTTATAACTTAAATCGGTTGCGTCTGCTCTATCATCATAAATTTCAGTGTTAGCATAATAATTGAATGTTAATGCATTTTGTAATTTATCAACAGATTCTTTTAATCCACTACCACCAACAAAGTTAAAACCTAAAGTTACATTTGCAATCATAGGTTGAACCCCAATACCCTCAGGATTTATATCTAAATTTTCATATTGAATAGATAAACTATTTGGAATTATTTTTGTATTATAAAAATCACCAACTCTTAACACCAAAACTGGAGGAGCTCCAAATGCGGTGTTAGTTGCATCATTATAAACAGGTGTTGGTGCTCCGTTAACATTTTTAATTGTTGGTATTGTATCACCAGGTCTCATACATTGTTGTAAGAAAGTCAATCTTGAGTTAAGACCTTCAGGCGTAATTGAGTGAAACGCTGGTTGGAAAAATTTTAATTTATCTCTAAGGTTATCATAAACCATAGGTGTTTCCTCTTTAATTGTTTCAAAGTAATCACATTCAGACAATAAAGCACGTAAAACTCTCTTACTAATATTATCTTTGTCAACTCTTTTTTGTTCAATAACTGGTACCGTTTCTGTTTTTGTTACAACATTTCCTGTTATAACAGTAGTTTCTTTTGGTGGTGGTACCACTTTAGGAGCTTTTAAAGTTGATTGAATATTAGAAATGTATGCTCTTCTACAAGCCATTGCAGTTGTAGTATAAATTTCTTTATTCAACGATTGACTATCACCATCATTATCAGTACAAGAAACACTACTACCAGGTACAAAAGTTTGAGTTTTATCATCAAACTTCATAACTTGAGCATTTTCACCTAATGCCGCACCAGCTCTAACAATTAATCTTTGTGGTGTACCTGTAACATATTTTGTCATTTTACTGTTACCCGTGATGAATATCATTGCAGAATCTATTCTCCTTGCTGCTAATTTATCGTTATACGCTTTTTTAGCCGCAGCGGATGTACTACTACTAATAATAATTGTTACAGTACCTTCAGGGTTATTTGTAAACTGCTTATCTAATTCGTCTATTAATCCTTCAAGTTTTTGTTTATTAGATATAACCACACTATCAAAAAATGATGTGGTTTGTTGGGCAGTGCTTGGAGATTGTTTTTGATAATATTCTTTTTGGCTAATATATGGTGGATATACAGTTTGAAAAGGAGTATTCTCTTTTTTCGGTATATCATTATCAAAATAAAACCCAAGTTGTTCAAAAGTTTTAAGCGTTGCTTCAGGTGAACCTCCAGTTCCTGTATCACTAGACAATTCAGGAGTTGTTTTTATAGTACTAATAGTATACTCTAATTGTTCTCTTGTTAATTCTTTTGAAGATATCGCTTGTTGGATGTCATACAAATCGTTTGGTGATATTGTATAATATTTTTTGGCTAACTCATATAAATCATATTTTCTACATCCTGCAAAGAATGATTCTAAAATGCTATCAATTCTAACTTTATTGGTTTCATTACCCAATACTTTATTAACAATAACATTTAAAACAGATGGATGGTCAACAACTATTTTCCAAGTTAAACTACCGCTTCTACTCGTACTTTTGTAAGTATAGATTGGTTCTGGTCTACCAATGAATTCGTGAGAACTCCAATTGGCTTGCACCGTTTCACTAAACGTTAAACCATATGGTGGGAACCACATAACTCTACCACCGTTTGGTCCTCTTTCACATACAGGTAAGTCAGATACAGCATATCCTGGTGTGTTTGATGTTCTCCAAGCTAAATTTTCTAATGAGAACATATATTTTTTAGCATAAGCCGTATTATAACTTCCAATTAAGTTAGTTGAATCTTGTCCACCTTCCTGTTTGTTTGGAGCAATGTTTAGATTATACGTCTTATCTAACACTGAATATGAAAATCTTCTACCTTCAGTTACAATACCATCAGTTTTTTGAAGGTCGTTATATTGAAGATATGGTACATCTTTTGCAAATACTCTACAGTATTCGGTTCCAACTTCTTGTCCAATGGCTCCAGTATATTTTATAACTCTAGAACCTTTAGTCATTTCCTTATACCCATCATGGAACACTTTACTAACTTGGTCTATGGCATTACCAACGTGTTGTAGTCTTTTACCACCTTGTGGTTGACTATCAATAATTCTTTGAGTATCGTCAAGGATTGAACCTTGTTTAAATTTTCTTTCGGTTGATTCAGTTGAGTTGTAAGATGATGGCTTAAAGTCTTGGTCTTGGTCAGTTATTTCACCACCAATACCTACTTTTTTACCAGCATTACCTTTGTACTTTGGAGACACCCAAGTGAATCCACCTTCAATACCACCACCGTTACTATAGGTAGGTCCATTAGCACCTAAACGAATTTCTTTACTTGGACCCTCATATAGTTGAGCTAACTCAGACGGACCATATACTGGTGATTGTTGTTCATTACCAAATGCATCAACAGGTAACGCCCTACTTGGTGAAAATACTCTTGAAGGGTCAGAACTTATTGAACCAACATAAAAATTTGAATTGTTTGTCTCAGTACCTACAATAGCACCACCTAATCTATCAAGTAAGGTTCTATCATAGTTTGGCTTATATCTATTGTAATTTATGTTTTTCCATAAAATAGATTTTTGTCCCGCACCTGTATTGTTATAAAATATCTGTGTACCAGTCTTACCCGCACCTAATAAATTACTAACAAAGTTACCTACCGCGGCAAGTGGATTGGCTAATAAAGCTTGTCCAATTGTTGTTGGTTGGGCAGGGTTAATATTTGGGTCAAAATATGAACCAGGAATTAATGAAAACGGAACAACACTTCCCCCCAATCTAAGTGCAAAATCCGCCGCAGCCGTAATAGGATTGGCAGGAACAGTAATTTGATAATTAGGTTCAATTAACGGAACTCTACCTGTTAGAATATTAACAAGGTTGGTACTACTATTAACATTTAAAAAGTTGGCACGACCAATTGTTTCTCTAATAATCGCCCTACCAATTCTTTCTTCAAATTCTTTCTTAAGTGTTTTGGCACCTAAACGAGCAATAAATGAATCTTGACTTAATAATCCATTACTACCTGTTGGGTCAGGATTTAATAAAATAGATAATGGAGTATAAGACGAAGGATTAAATACCGATGGATAAGGTTGATTATTATATAATTGTCTTGCACCACCAGGAATTGAACTTGAAATAACATCTGGTGTTGTTATATACTCACCAGCATCATACTGTTGTAATCCACCATTACCAAAAGGATTAATCACCAAATACGGTGGAATACCACTACCAAATCCTTTTTGTGCTGCAATCTTGGCTTGGTCAATGATATGAGCATCTTGTTGACCAGGACCGTACTCACCTTGATTTGATTTAGTATTTAAATTACCTGAAATGTCAGGAGCTTGTTTGTACCCACCATCATTTCCCCATCTATTAAGTGGGTATTGTTTGTCGGCATAGAAAGTTGTGTCAATAAGACCATCAGGACTATCTACAACCGATAAATCTGATTGAATAATTTCGTAAGTTGTGGGAGGCACAACTTTAGTAGGGGACTTAGCATAAGGTACTAAATTCCTTGTTATAAGTTTTTTTCTAAAACCTTCACTACTAATATAATCTAACGGACTACCCATTTATACTTTTCTTAATAAATAGGTTGATAGTGTTTTTTTATAAGACATTTATCTTTTTTCAAGCTCTTTTGCTTTTTGGTTATAATATTCGTAAATCTTCTTTTTAAACTCTTCAGATTCAAAAAATGTCTTAAATTGTTGTTCACTAACACCTGCAGGAGCTTCTACTTTAATAGTTATTGTACCACCAAAATCTACTTGGGAATTAACATTTGTTGTTTTTGTTTTTGATTCTGGTGTACTCATACCACTTCCTTTACCAAAAAATTGACTTCTTGTTAATGGCTCAACTTTTTGAGTTCCTGATATTGCACTTGTCTTATTACTTGTTGGGGTTATTTTTTTTTCACCAGTTAATATTTCTGAAGCATATTTTTTGAATTGTTTTTCAATACCACTACTTCCTGTTATGTTTTTATTAGTTTCTTCTAATATATCTTTTAAAGCATCAATACCTTTTTCCCCATACGAACTTGCTTTATTTTTAATCTCGTCTTCAAGTTTTGCAATTTTAATTGCAAAATCAGCATCACTTATTTTACCCGTATCTTTTTGAGTAAAAAGTTCTGCCATTTTACCAACAGCATTGTTAACGCTTTTTGTTATTTCAGCACTTTCAGGCACATTTTTATCAACGGCACCTGTAACGGCTCTTGTAATTCTATCCGCACCTGTAATATTACCTCTAATTACTGAAGACCCCGCAATTCCATAGGTTCCTTTCGCAACGTTACCTGAAACAGCTCTTTCAATATTTTCTAAAACATCTAATTGTTTTTTCTGAATATCCTCTAAAGTTTTTGGAGCATTTTCCTGTTGTTCCCTTAATTTTTCCATCTCTTCTTGAGTAATATCACCTAATCTTTTGGTTTCAACTTCTCCTGTCTTGTCATTTTTTAATTGAACGGTATACTCCCCTTCTTTATTCATGGTAGCCATATTGGCTAAGAATTGTTTGTCTTCTTCACTATCAAACTTTAGTGACGGATTAATGTTAGAAACTCTCCTATCTAAATCAGCAGCGGCTAAAGCAGATTTACTTAATGTACCTCCAGCTAAATGAGCTTCTTTTTCCATTTCTCTTAAAATTAAAACACCCTGTGGATTAATTTTAAAAGTTTTAGTTTTTTCGTCAAAAACTGTATATTTTTCACCAACCCTAGCCAAACTGTTTTGTAATCCTGTTGGGTCGTTTATTGACTCATTCATTAAAGCAAAGGGGTCAGTTAAATTACCCACAGATACCCCTAACCTTTGAAACGCCGCAGCCATATTAATAGCTCCTTCGGGGTCAAGTACTTTATCCGCAAACGCAAATGTTTGTTTCATGTCAAATTTTAACATTGACGCTTGTGCAGCCATTTTAGCTAACCCTTGGACCCCACCATCAAATTGGAAACGATTCATCTGTTCCATATTTTTGGTAACATCCCCCATTACGTTTTTAGCATTTAATCCAACACTTTGAATGTATTCAATAGAACTTTCTAAGTTTGTCCCAATTTGGGAAACTGAAATACCAACACTATCAAAAGAATCAACTAAATCCTTTGTGGTCCCACCCAATATTGTTGTTGCAGCATATAATTTACTGACTTGGTCTTCAGTTGCAATAACATTTCTTCTAGCTCCATCTGCAATACCAATCATAGTATTACCAACATCACTAATATCTCCACCCAAACGAATAACTCCAGCAGCCGCTTTTGCGACTGCATCATTCATTTCGTCTAATCTGGTCCTACCTTGTAAGAAAGCGTTATTTAATTTGTCCGCTTCACTATACATGTTACCAATAGCATTTAAAATTTGGTCCATAGGTTTACCCAAGTCCTCAAAAGTTTTTTTGAGGTCTTTGATATTACCTTTGTCATTTGGATTATCAGTTGCCATAATTTACAATTAGTTTTATATATAAATAGAAGAAGGACTAAAATTTAGTCCTTCTTATTTTCTTCAATCCATTTATCCAACAAATATTTTCTTACAAATATCGGCATTTGATTAAAATCTTGATATGTTATTTTCATTAAATTATTCAGATAGTAAAATTCATCTATCTGACTTTTCCTATAGTTAGAAGAAAGGGCGAAAAAATTCGACCCCAAACCCAACATTCACTGTTAGCTTTTCTCCAGACGGGGCCATAATTGTTTTATTCATATCTAATCTAGGTTCATTTTCATTCATGAACTTTCTAACAAATTTTGAATCTGAGATTGGCATTGATTCAACAAATTTTGCAATGACGGATTTGTCATTTGAGCCGTCAACCTCAATAATTTCTTTTTGCATTCTCCAAGTAATTTTTGGTACAACTCTACCTTGTGGGTATGAATCCGCTAATTTACCAATCTCCAAAATTTCACCATATGTTAGTGGTTTAAGTTTAATTGTTGATTGTGTCTTTGGTAAATTAATAACGAATGTACCATCATCATTAGGTTGTTGACCATTAATAATTGGTAACTGGTCTAATGTTACATCTGTTTGGAATGTTTTTTTAGTTCCAGGGTCTGTAAGATTTAGAGTAATTGCAGGACCAAATCCTGTGTTTCTTAAGAAAATTAAAATCGCTTCAACATCACCTTCAATAAGGTCTTCAACTCTCATATCTGGTTCATATATTTTTGCTCTTAATAAATTAAGTGTTAAATCATTTCCACCCGCCATTATAATATTTTCATCGGCAGCGGTTAAATAACCAACTTTAATTGATTTCTTTTTGTTTTTGTAGAAGATACCTTGAGAAGGTAATGGTACCACATCGTGTGGTAATGTGAAATTTTGTTGACCGTAGTCGATTGTTTGATTGTCCATATAAAAAATTTAACCGTAAAGTTTATTGCTCTACGGTTAAATATAATTAGATTTAAAAATTCGTAAATAGTATTAGTAAACTAACACACATCTATCCATTCTTAATGTTGCTGAAATTGTTGCTAAACCATCAGTGTTATATGCTAATGAGTCAAAGTTAACATCTGTTAAGAATGTTCCATAAAGAATCCATTTCTCAACAACAACTCCTGTTGGGTCCAACATTTCAAGGTCAATATCTTTTTTATAACCTGCAGCATAACCCATACGACCTGTTACTGATTCAGCATGTAAACGAACCCACTCCATAAGAGCTTGAGCCGCTGAAGGTCCAATAGGGTCACGGAATTTAACTGGGATTGTTTGCCAGTTGAATCTACCTGCAACATATGTTGAGGTGTTTAAGAATGGTATTTCCGTTGCAGCAATTGTGATGTGTGGTCTAGCCGTTGACTCAACAAACCATTCGTTTATACCCAAACTTGATGGAAACCTTAGGATAAAACGATTCTGACGTTTCGGTTCGTAAGGTATCGGCATTTTCATTAATAAATCAGCCATGTTATTTTAATTTTTTTTAAGTTCTTTTTTTGTTTATATCTATAAATATAGTCTTGTTAAAAAATTTTTCTCTTTACTTTTAATTTGGTGAGATTATTCTTTATTTATATTCCTTTTTAATGCCTCCAGCAGTAGAATAAGTCTTAACTATATTATCTGGTTTATCTTTAAAATGTTTACTCATTACTTCTACATTTCTTATATCATCGTCTGAAAATCCTATACTAGGTTCCGTTGGAATGAAGTTATTGGATATGTCATTTTTAATATATGCTTTTTTATTAAGTATACCAGCCATTCCTTTTATATAGGACACAAATTCGTCCATAGCTCTAACCTTTAATTCTTCTGGATTGGCAGCACTTCCTTCACCAAAAGTCACTGGATGATATTTGTTTAGTTCTAAATATGATTTAATTAAATCGTCATCACTCATATCTTCCTCACCGACAAACGTCCTATATTTTTTTAGGTTCTTAATTAGTTGGTCTTTATCAATACCATTATACCCACTAACAATATAATTGTAAACTGCTTGTTTTAATGTTTGAGGATTATGACCTCTTGCAGTAATAATTGAAAAGATTGACCCATTATTAATCGCTTCTCTAAAGTCACCAAATGCTGGTCCTTCTTTAGCTCTCATCGCATCAATTAAAAAATCTTTATCACCCGCAGTTCTAAAGTTTCTAAAAGGGTCTTCAGCAAAACCAACAATTGTTTCACCTTTATATTTAAAAGGATTTTTACCTAAGTCATGTCTGTGTTCAGCAAAATCATCAGTACTCATACCAATTTCTTCACCATCTTCACTCTTTACTACAATTTTTGTTGGCATATGAACAATATTGTCATCCCAATCAAAAGCATAATATTTCATGTCTGGAGTTCCTTCTCCTTTAAATCCTTCTTTAATTTGTCTTTTCATACTTTGGCAATTAAAGGGGATACCGAAGTACCCCCGTTAAATTTATTAGATATTTTCAAACGAAGCTCCTGTTGGAGTAATGAAGAACTCAATATCTATGAATTCTAAAGCCTTCGTTGGTTTTAAGTAGATTTTACCTACAAGTCTGTTAGCATCTAAATCTTCAGGTGTTGAAGATACAGTTACACGGAAATCGTATAAACCTCTATCTCTTCTGATTGAATCTAAGATAGGGTTAACACTA